TTTTTTAACGCTTCTGCAGCTTCTAACTCTGCTAATAATTTCTTAGCCAAAGCTTCGTTATTATCTAGGATTGCTAGCTGTGATTTTAGGCGTAACTTAGTCTCTTCATCAGTTGCGCTGTTTAGGGCTGCGTTTATACCTATGCGCTCTAGGTCAAACTTCTTCTTTAATTCTTCTACGTTCTTATTTTCAATAGCGTTCTTCTTTGTAATTATATTATATTCTTCTTTACGTGCTTTAAGAAGTGCTTGAGAAGTACGCAGGTCTGGTATGCCTGAATAACCACCTACGTTTGGCTTAGGCGTAGGATTGCTCTTACCTATATCGTAACCAATTAAAGCTAGCGCACCACCAATAATAAGTTTTTTAGATCCAAACGCAAGAAACGCTAAAGCCGCTAATAGTTTTCCAATATCACTGTCTGCAAACTTTTTAACTTCGCCAACTAATAAACCTAATCCTTTAACTGTATCAGCAATAGCCAGGGCAAAACTATTCATAGAATTAGTTGCTTCATCTATTGAGTTGTCTTTAGCCAAAACACTTAAAGCATCTATTAAACCTTTACCTATAATCTCTGTAGCATCGGCAGCGGCTACTTTTAATAAATCCATTTTGCCAGCGTAAGTTTGTAATCTTGCTAATGCCTGACCCTTGAACTTGGCATCAAGGGCAGCCATAATTTTATTCATATCACCAGTGGCTATTGTTGCTTTGTCTAGTCCTGTGCCGAGTCTTGCTATAGATGTAGTAGTACCAGATGCACCTTTGGCTATAGCTGCTACGACTGTGGCTAGATCTTTACCTGTGCCGGCACTTACGTTTAGTGCTGTCTCTAATGCTTGCTGGCTAAGAGTTACTGATCCAGTAGCGTTTAATAAAGTCTGAAATGCTGGGCGTAACTGATCGTCTAATACGCCATACAAACTCTGCAGACCTGCAATATAAGACTCTACTTCATTTACTCTAAATGCGTTGCCTGTGTTTTCTAGCTGTATTGCTAATGATTTAGCAGCCTTTTCATCGGCTGCAAAGGCGTTTATAGCCTTCTTACTAAATGCTACTAATGCTGTGGCAGCAAAAACACGACTAAAAGTCCTGCCTAGTTTTTGTGCTTGCTTATCAAAGGCCGATATATCCTTCTGACCTTTTTTAAGTGCCTTGCCATTAAAGGTAGCAATAGCCGAGACGACTACATTGGCCATTAGGCTGCCTTCTTAATCTCTGTAGATTTGTTAAATTGTATAGCTGTAGAATTTATTGCTTGCAGTATTGCATCGTAAACTTTAGAACTATCCTGAGACCACGCCTTAAATATAAGTCTGCCTTTTGTCTTTTTACCAGTGCCGCCTCGTACGCCTTTAATTCTAGGCTGTGATGTAAGGCCTGGCATAGATGTTACAAACTGGTAGCCTGCAAACGGATTGTTAGATGAGTATTCTCTAGTAGATTTATTATATGTATATTCTCTAGCTCTTCTAGTGCCTTCAAATCCTTGCACTGCGCCAACAGGTGAGTTGGGTGTGCCAGGATTTATCTGTTGGAATGGCGCACGACCTTGTGGGTTATTGCGACCTGCAGTTTCGTATATGCGACCAGCTGCGCTTACGTTATAAACGTAATTGCTAATTTTAAATCCGTTTCTAAATGTTTGATTTTCACCTGCGTTATATCCAATACCAGACTTTACAATAGCAGCGTCATATTTTGGAAATGGCTTAAAGTTAATTGCTGGGTTACTTGGTTTACTCCAGCCTGATAATACGCTGCCGTTATCTGGCACAAATCCTTTAGCCTTACTTGCTACACCACGCATCAAAGGATCAATAGCAGTCCTAATTTTTTGACGCATATTTTCATCAATAAACTCTAAACCTTTTAGGACATCTTTAACGCCTACGACCTCTACTGGCATTTTTGATCTCCTTAGCTCTGTCTTGTAAGACCTGCACTATTGCCTTTAGCATCTCTGAGTCCATGTTAATAAACTCATTAGGCGCGATCCCAGTCTCTACACTTAAAGCAGCCACTGTGTAGAGAATGGAGTCACGCTGTACTATTTTTTTTCTTCGTCTAATACCTCGACAGTTTCTAAGCTGTCAATAAACTCTAAACCAAATATAGGTACAGTTACGTTAGCCCTACGTAAGCACTCATGCGCTAAGAAGTAAATCTCAGTCTGCCGTTCGTGATCACGTAGGACTTTACTAATTCCTGCGCCGTACTTTAACTCGAAAGCGTACTCGACACCTGGCGTAATCTTGTGTTCAGATACTTCGCCATTAGCCCTTGTTATCTTTAGCTTTGCCATTATTACTCCTTAGACTGTTACGTCAACTACTATAGGGCTTTGGCAGGTAAATGTGATTGACTGTGTGCTTATGTCGCCCACTGCGCCGTTTACATCCTGTGTGTTATTTACAAGTACTGTGGTTTGATACTCTGGGTTAGTTGCGCTAATTGCTGCAGAAGTCTGCTTAATTGTTAGCGGCACTGTAGTACCCCAGGCTGCCTGTAGTGTTGCGTTTACGTTAGCTGCTGCTGTGTCATTTAAGAAGTCAATAGTAATAGTGCTGGCTTCTAGACCCTTTGCAAACTTGTGAGCTGTATCGCCCATAGCTGTTACTTCTAATTCATCAAATGAGCGGTTAATTGTTACGGCTGTTACGTGATCGCTTAGGGCGACACTGTTCAGCGTGACAACAACGCCATTACTTAGATAGATTGCCATTATTCGTTGTCCTCATCTTTCTTAGCCGCTGGTCGTTTAACCGCTGCTGGTTGGTCGGTAATCTGGCCTATTTTGACCAGAAAGTTATGCTCTTCTTCTGTTAGTCCTTTATAGCTCATGTTAACTCCAACTCGTTAGGATTGATACTGTTATCTCAGATACAAGCAAGTCGCCACTAGCTGCGTTGACTATAGCAGGTGCTGAAATAGTAGATATGTTTAATGTAAGACTTGATGCCGCTAGTTTAGTTACTACTGCTAATATAAAATCTTCCATGCCTGCTAAGTTGCCTTGGTTGTCAAATGCTGGCGTAGTCATAAGAATCTTAAAGTTTGCTAAAGGTGCAATAGTTATGTAGTCGTTATTGCTAGGTGTTAAATAAGGATCACCAGGTGTAACTACTACGCTGTTAGCCAGTAGTGTTGCCGGTGGGAATGAGAAGGTTGACCACACGCCTGCATTCGCTAAGTCTGTTGCAAGTGTGCTGCGTAGTGTGGTTATTGCAGCTGGCATCAGCCGACCAGTGAGTTAGGACTAGAATACGGTTGGATGAGACCACGCACTCTGTTAATCAGCTGATAACCCATCCGATATGGGCTGGCAGTGATCCCATCCATACCGACCCCACCCGTCTGGCTGACTTGTCTAGCTTGCCAGATATCTACGGCTACGATCATGGCCGCTTCTCGTATTGCAGGGGTGCTCGCATAAGCTTGGGTCTTGTGGTCTGGGCCTGTGGCTACGCCATAAGGTACTACCTTGTGAAAAGTTTGATTTGTTGCTGTTCTTGCATATTGCACAAACGAATATCCGCTTGGATAATTATTTTGTCCGTACTGATACATGAATACTGGTATAAGGCTAGTTGTGCCTGTGCTTGGCGGTATTGTGCCAGTAATTGTGTAAGTGCCGTTAAATGGCGCACCACAGCCACTTACAGTTATTGATTGTGTGGCTACAAATGCATTCGGATTTGCTATCATAAGTGTTGCTACGTTATCTTGTAATGCTGTGCCTACTACTGGGGCAGTGTTAAACCATAAGTATTGGTTGACTAAATCTTCTGCCGATTGACAGCATTCTTCAACTGTTGCCGATGTATAAAGTGTGCCAATACCTAAATTACTGCGTAACTCAGCTTCGGTTACATACGTGGCTGGCATCTTTACTCCTTATCTGAAAAAGCTCCCTAGGGCTAGGGCTACTAAACCCTAGGGATTATTTATTTAATCGGTGTTATCAGGTCTTCTTGTACTTGATAATTCCGTTAGGCATTTTGGCTAGTGTTGCCATGTATCCGTAAATTGCTACCTGTACCTGTAGATTTGAAACTACATTTACGCTCATGTAATTTTGTGCTGAGCGATATACAGTGAAAGCCTCTGGTGCGAGGATAACTGCTGAATCGTCATCAAATGTAGTAGCTGTGAAATTCTTGTCTACGTATAGATCAAGTCCAAGCACTGACCCTCTGATCGACTGTGGGCCAACTTGACCAGCAGCGTTCATAGGTTGTAGGGCATTAAATACTGGTCGCTTTGTTGTATCTTGTGCACCGATCAACGCACCCCATTGTGCTGGGTTAGCGATGTAATTCTGTGCAAAGTAACCTGTATTTGAATAGATAGTACGTGCGCCTTCTGTTGTAAATGCGACAATACCATCTAGATCAGCAGTTGTATTTGTACCATTCATACCAGCTGCAAGTAATGCAGTTAATACTGTGGTGTCGATTGTCTTCAAATAAGCTAGAGAAAGTTGGTTTGTCAATTCCTCATAAAAGCCAGGATAACCTGATCTTTCTAAAAGCTCAACGGAGAGCGTGTTCATACCACTGTACTTGGATACAGTTCCGCTCAAATATTGGCTGACCATATCTGTATTTGACACTGCGCCGCCTTCGGCT